ATTCGTATATAGCATCTCACATTGTTTAATAAATTATTACGTTTGATTCAATAAACGTACTTTCCCAACACAAATTAAATTTAGGAAGAAATGAACAGAGACTTTTTAAAAGAAGCAATAGCCGATGCCAAAGCTGTGAAAGAATCAGCAATCGCTAATGCAAAAATCGCTTTAGAAGAAGCATTTAACCCTCAATTACATGCCGCATTATCTAAGAAATTAGAAGAAATGGATGGAGCATATGAGGAAGATGGTGTAACTGAAGAAGAAAAAAAAGATGAAGTTGAAGAAGAAATCATTGATGAAAACATTTCAGAAGAAAAAGAAGGAATGGATGAAGAAATGGATTTAGAAGAACTTTTAAACGAGTTAGAAGAATCAGACAAATCATATGGAGAAGATGAAATTTCAGAAGAAATGGATAAAAAATATGAAGAAGATGGTGTAACTGAAGCTGAAGAAGCTGAAGAAGAAGAAGCTGGAGAAGCTGGAGAAGCTGAAGAAGGTGGAGAAGACGAAATTGATATCGAAGACATGTCTGAAGATGACCTTAAAAAATTCATTGAAGATGTTATTGAAGATATGGTTGAAGCTGGTGAATTGGAAGCAGGAGAAGGAGCTGAAGAAGAAGCTGAAGGAGAAGTAGACATGGACATGGATATGGAAATGGATATGGAAGAAAAAGCTGAAGAAGAAGTTGTTGCTGAAGAAAAAGAAATGGAAGTAGATGAAGAAATGAAAGGTGAATTAAATGAAGCTTATGCTACAATTAAATCTCTTAAATCTGAACTACAAGAAATTAACTTACTTAATGCAAAACTACTTTATTCAAATAAAATCTTTAAAGCAAAAACACTTTCAGAATCTCAAAAGGTAAAAGTATTAGGAACTTTTGATAAAGCTACTACAGTTAAAGAAGTAAAATTAGTATTTGAAACTATAAACGAAAGTTTAAAAACAAAAACTACTAAAAGAATTTCTGAAAACTTAATAGGTTCAGCTTCAAGAGTAACTAGAACTCCTAAGAGAGCTAAAAAGCCAATTCTTGAATCTAATGCTATGGTTAGCAGATTTCAAAAACTCGCAGGTATTACAAAAAATTAATTAAAAATTTAAAACTTAAAACTTAAAAAAAGATGTCACAATTACAATCTCTTTTAGAAAGTGCTAATCCTTACAAGTCACTACAGAGTGATGCGGCTAGATTAGCCAACAAATGGAACAAGACAGGTTTGTTAGAAGGTCTCGAAGGAGAATCTGACAAAAATAACATGTCTATGATTCTAGAAAACCAAGCTAAGCAATTAGTTATGGAATCAAGTAACACAGGTGGTGGTGCTGGTGCAGGAACATTTTCAGCAGGAACTGGAGCTCAATGGGCTGGAGTTGCTTTACCACTAGTAAGAAAGGTATTTGGTCAAATCGCTGCTAAAGAATTCGTTTCTGTTCAGCCAATGAACTTACCTTCAGGTCTAGTATTTTTCTTAGATTTCCAATATGGAAGTGCAAAATCTCCTTTCGGAGTTGGTGCTGATTCTATGTATGGTGATACTGATGGGAATACACCTTTTGGTAATGGTAGTACAGGTGGTGCTTATGGAGCTGGAAGATTTAGCTACTCTATTAATAACACTTCTTCTAATGTTTCTGCACAAACTTCATCTGCTGATTGGTTTGTAGATGCAAATGCTGATAGTGCTTACTCAGCTTCAGTTGCTGATGGCACTTATGTAAAAGCCTCAGTTGCAGTTTCTGGTTTAGAAAACTATGATGCTGAAGCAGTTAGAGCATTCCAATTTAAATCTGGTTCAGTTGAACTTGATGGTGCAGATGGAATCCAATTATCAGCATTTACAAAATTAAGTACTGATAAAACTAAAATTGAGTTCTTAATTCCTGTAGCAAGTATTACAGCGGGTGCAACTGGAGCTTCTTTAGTTGATATTGAGTATGTACTTCAAACTAAAGACAACGAAAGAGGTGATTTCGAAGATGGAAACACTAACTTAAATGGAAATGCAATTTCTATTCCAGAAATTAATGTTCAAATGAAGTCTGAAGCTATTGTTGCGAAAACAAGAAAGCTTAAAGCTGTTTGGACTCCGGAATTTGCTCAAGATTTGAATGCTTACCATTCTTTGGATGCTGAAGCTGAATTAACTTCAATCATGAGTGAGTATATTTCATTAGAAATAGACATGGAAATTCTTGATATGTTAATTGAATCAGCTTCTGCTGGTACTGAGTACTGGAGTGCTAAAAATAACGAATCTATTGCATCTACAGGTGTTTTAAGTTCTGATTTAGGATTCTACAACTCTCAAGGACAATGGTTCCAAACTTTAGGAACTAAAATGCAAAAGTTATCTAACATTATCCACCAGAAAACTCTTAGAGGTGGAGCTAATTTCTTAGTATGTTCTCCAACAGTAGCTACTGTTTTAGAATCTATTCCTGGATATGCTTCAAATTCTGATGGTGATGTTTCAAAAGCTTCATATGCATTTGGTGTTCAGAAAGCGGGTGCTATCAATAACAGATACACTGTATACAAAAACCCATACATGAAAGAAAATACTATCTTGATGGGTTATAGAGGTGGACAATTCTTGGAAGCAGGTGCTGTATTTGCTCCTTATGTTCCATTAATTATGACTCCTTTAGTGTACGATCCAGAAACTTTCAC